GGCGAGAAAGTGTTTAACGAAGCAGACTATGAAACTATGGTGCAACAGCCTTCTGGCGGCTATGTAGATACATTCTCTAAAGCTGCATTCAAAGTGTTGGGCCTCTCTTCCGAAGAGGGAGAGGCTGAAAAAAACTAAAGAAATCCCCAAGGCTTCTTGACGAATACTTTCTAGCAGAAACCTTGGGGAAATTTCATTATGAGATTGTAGATATGCCCGCCGATGAATTTGATTATTGGTGTGCATACTTCAAGATTAAAGCGGAAGAGGAGAAGAAAGCCTTACAAAAGAAAGGTAAGAAAGGAAGCAATGTTCCTCCCCGTCAGTTGCCTAAAAAGGAGAGAAAATAATGGACGTAGGGCAGTTAAAAGGTAGTGTAGTAATAAACTTTGGTTCTGTCCGTGAAGCGGAAAAGGCCATTAAAGCTCTCCAAGGCACATTCAATAAAGTAACAGGTGATTCTAAGAAGCTGATTAAGGCTGCTGATGACCTTGCTAAGTCTCAGAACGCACAGGCACAAGCTGCCACAGAATTAGCCAAATCAAATACACAACTTGCCACGTCTGCTAGTCGAGTGGACGCTGCCGAAAAAGCCCGTATCAAAGCACATGCTGCTGCCGAAAAGAACCTAGTGGCACTAGCACGTGCAGAACGCGACAATCTAAATGTTACTGGTGATACACAGTCCGCATTATCCGCAGCACGTAAAGCAACAGAGGATTACAGAAATACAGTTGATAAACTAGGTGCGGGTAGTGTGGAGGCAACCCGTGCCCAAGTAAGAATGAAAGCTGCTGTTGATGACGCAAAGAATGCTGTTCGTGATAGTAACAATAATACAAAGAATCAAATATCCGCATATAAGCAATTAGTATCTGCTTCTGGTTCCGTAGAAACATCTACTCGCAACTCTGTTGCAGCAGAGAAAGCCAAGCATAACGCTTTGGCTAGGTCTGAGGCTGCCGAGAAGCAGATGGCGATTTTGATGCGGACTAGGGCTGCTGTAACTAAAGAAAGTAGTGCAGCAATCCATAGGGCGCAGCAGGCGATAAGGAGATACAACAGGGAACTAGAGTTACACGGTGCGGCATCTCTTGAAGCTGCTCAAGCACACAGAGTAATGCGAGGGGCAATGGATGACGCAAAAATTGCATCTTCCGGTCTTTCTGATTCCACTAGAAACGCACGGTCATGGTTCAGGTCTAGTCGTGCTGCCGCTGCACAGTTCGGTTTACAACTACAAGACGTTGCAGTACAAGCGCAGATGGGTACTAATGCTCTTGTTATCCTTGGTCAACAAGGTTCTCAATTCTTAGGTTTCTTTGGTGCCGGTGGTGCTATTGCTGGTGCGGCATTGGCAATAGGCAGTGCTTTGTTGATGCCGTTGGTTGGGGGTGCTAAGAGTGCCGCTAACGCATTGGATACATTAAACAATGTCCTCGGTGAAACAGAGAGTATGCTAGAGGATATGGACGGGTTCACAAAGCTCTCTAGGGAAATGAAGGCACTTGCGAATGAAACCGAAAATGTAGCACGTACTCGTATTATAGTAGCAATACAAGAAATTGAAAATGGTGTGAGAGAATCCGTTAGCGGTATAGCAGATGCCTTTTCGGATTTAGATATTAGTGACGCCTTTGGTATGATTGACCTTGAGACTATTACAGAAGGTTTTGGGGAACTACAAGCATATCTGCAAAGCGGTAAGATAGGAGACGAGCTAGAAGAACTTGGTCAGATGTTTGGTCAGACAGGTGACGATGCCTATACGGCAGGTAAGCGGATTGCTCGGTTGTTGACAGAGGCTAGGGTTAGCGGTACGCCTGATAGTATAATTGCTCTTGAGGAAGCAATGGCGGAGTATATAGTTACTTCTGATGGGGCAACCAAAGAAGCTAGAGACTTTGCTGTACAGTTGCAAGAATACTTCAGTAAGGCACGTACAGCTAAAGAGCGCACAGATTTCCTTAACCACACATTAGAGAATTTACAATCTAAGTTACGTGGAGCATCTAATGAGTACGAAGTCCTTGCCGATAGAATGGATAGGCTTGAGAAAAGAAGGGGTACAAGTGCCGCAGATGCCATAAAAGCTGAGTGGGAGATGCTTAAACAGCTTAAAGATGAGTACGGAGATATTACAAAAGAGACACGTTTCTATAGAGAGCAAGTAGTACTCCTTAACCGTCTTTATGCTGACACAGGTAATGAAGAGTATCTACGTATTTTGCAGCGCCTCAATGAATCCAAGAAGGAAGCAGGTAGAACAACTAAAACCGCCGCCGATGAGGTAAGAGAGTACATAGCCCGTTTAAGGGAAGAAGCTGCAACTCTTGGAATGTCTCGCAAACAACTCATTGCGTATCAGATTGCCAAGATTGCTGAAAAAGACTCTACTGTTGAAAACGTACAGGCTAAAATCAAAGAAGCTCAAACTATTTCTGATAGTATAGATGCGAAGCAAGCAGAGATAGATGCTATAAAAGAACAAGAGAAAGTTCTTGCTATGGTTAAGAGAGAGTATGGGGACAGTAGTGCAACCATTCAGGATTTTGCTAGAAATCAGCAACTCTTATCTGAAGCTTATGCTAGAACAGAAGACCCTGAAGTATTGGAATTCATGCGTAGATATGCATTGGCATTCAATGAGGTTAGTGAAAGCGCTAAAAAAGCAGAGTTTGACATATCAGAGTTTGCCCGTACTGTAGACGGGGCTGCTAATTTGTCGATAGGCAGCTTTACATCAATGGCCGCCGACATGTCTAGCACATTAGAGGGGCTGGGTAAAGGGTTAAAAAAGGCGTTCCCAGACTTCGATGAAGAGACATTGAAAATGTCAGATAGTATGGCTGCTGGGATAACCCTTGTCGGTGGTGCTATGGATTCAATGATGGGTTTGATGGAAGCAGCGGGTAGGGAAGGAAGCGATACCTATAAGGCATTTGCTATCGCACAAGCTACTATGGCGGCAGGTATGGCTACTATGCAAGCGTGGGCAGCATCTATGGCGTTTGGTGCAATGGTTAGCAACCCGGCTGTGGGGGCAGGTATCGCTGCATCAATGACTGCTTTGATAGGTGCTACTTTAGGTGCCCAGATCGCACAGATAACATCAGCCAACTACGCAACAGGTGGTCTTGTACGCGGCCCCGGAACAGGTACTTCTGATGACATTCCAGCAAACCTCTCCAACGGTGAATACGTACTGCGTGCCGATGCCGTAAGAAAGATTGGTATTTCAAACCTCAACGCTATGAACCAAGGTAGAATGGCTAACTTCTCTAGTGGTGGTTTGGTTGGTAGCGGAAGTTCTGGCGGTGGTGCTGGAGCGACAGTTATAGTTAATGACCAACGCGGTAGCGGCGCACCTGTACAAACTAGAGAAACTACTGATTCTTACGGTAATAGAAGTATTGAACTGTTAATCAAGGATGTTGTTAGCAACGGTATGGTTAGAGGTGATTTCGACAGAGCCATGCAGGGAAGCTACGGAATCCAACGCCCCGGAAGGAGAGTATAAATGGCAGATTGGCCTAGCACACTACCACAATCCCCTCTCCTTGAGGGGTTTAGAGATACACCACAAGACTCTGTAATGCGTTCAGAGTTTGATGGTTATACAAAGCAACGGAACAGATTCACTGCCGTATTGAATAACGTAACAGAACGTTATTACATGACAAGTGCTCAATACTCGACATTCATAAACTTCTATGAAAACACATTGTCAAACGGTAGTGAAGAGTTCATAAAACCTGACCCCGTACTTAATGTAGATAAAGCCTATAGGTTTGTTGAGCCTTACGATAGCGAACGTGTAGGACTTGATTGGATTGTGACAATTACTTTGGAGAAACTTTTGTAATGCCTTTTTCAGACAACTTCTTAGATCAGGCTTTCAACGGCGGCGGAAACCCAATGATCACTCTTATGCGTGTAGCATTTGAGGGACAGACATTCTACTTCGCCAACAACAACGAAAGTATTACAAGCAGTGTCAGCGGTAGTAGTCAACTTTATCAGAAGAGTAGATTTGATCTACAACTACCTGATGATACAGAAGAAGGTACTCCGAGGGCCACACTAAACTTTGAAGCTGCTGACATTCAAATTGTACGTGCTTTGCGTGAAACCAACGAAGCCTTGGTTATTGACATTTGGATTGTTCTGGGTAGCAACCCTAACGTAGCAGAATTCGGCCCCGCTAATTACCAATCTGCTGCATTTAACATTGATGAAAGTGCTATTTCTATTGAGTTGGAAGTAGAGCCTGTGCTACACGTACAGATTCCTAGAGATAGATTCACACCAAACATTTTCCCCGGACTCTTTGAAGGCGTACAGTGATTCCTACATGGGTTTATACCCTTCCTTATATTGAAGGTGGCCGCACTAAACAAGGCGCAGACTGCTGGGGTTTAGTTGTCCTACTATATAAGGAATTGTTCGATATACAACTAACTACGTATCAGGACATAACCCTTCCATCTATTGAAGAATGTCACGAAACATCTGAAAAATTGCAATCTGTTTTAATGGAACAGCAGATGTTTGAGGAAGTGGGTAGTCCTGAATACGGAGATGTTGTCCTTCTTAATGTTTTAGGTGAGCCGTTGCACATAGGGTTTTGCTTAGACAACACAACAATGATTCACACTGGCCGTAAACACGGCGTAGTTATTGAAAACTTTACGGAGATGAAATGGAAACGAAAGATAGCGGGATTCTACAGAAAGAAGTAAATGTAGTTGTAAGCAAGGCACCCGTACTCAGTCCTATTTTTGAGAGTGTTGAAATAGGCACATCTCTACGTGATATTTTCAATAGTTATTCCGGCCTGTCTGAACAACACACTAAAATCTTCGTTAGTGGTGAAGAAAAGTCCGATTGGGACTATCCTGTTAAGGAAGGTGACTATGTAAGTGTCTGTCAGATTCCCCAAGGGGGGAGTGGTGATTGGTTAGGTGTTGCATCTTTTGTCTTTCCAGTTTTTGCACTCATTCCTGCTGCTATATATGCTGGATACCAACTGTACAAGATGTTGGATCAACCAACTGATCAAGGTCAGGGTGAACGCCTAAAGCGTGTAACAGGAGCTAGAAACGAGGCTACCCCCTACGAACCTATCCCTGTAATTCTTGGCGACCGACGAGTAACACCTGTCTATGCGGCACAACCATACACATATTGGAAAGGTAAAGAGCAGTGGTTGAAAATGCTACTGTGCGTTGGTTATGGGCCACTGAATATTTCAGATATTAAGATTGGGGACAGCCCTATATGGTCATTTGACGATATAAACTATTCAGTTCTTGATTGGAACACTACTAAATCGACATCTGGTATTCGCTCTATTTGGAATAAGGATATTCAGCAAGACAGCATTAATCAAGAACTAGGTAAAGAGAATTATATTAGTAGGAGTGCTCCAGCAGGCACAGACAAAATAACCCTTGAGATGGTTTATCC